GATCTAAAAGTAAACGAGCCTAAGACGGTTGGCATAGAGGAGGCCCAAGTGATTAAGTTAGTTCCTAACGAGAGGTTAGTGTTAGCAAGGATAGGTGACAGATTTATCCGGGTGGTAAAGCAACCTACGCTACGGCCAAAGGTTAGATCTACAATTAAAGTGATGGAGGTTAAGGATGACTTATACAGATTGGTATGAAAAGATTGAAGCAAGATCTAACCGAATTGACACTCTATTGGATTTTATGGTTTGTCGGGCGGGCCTACAGACTGTGGAAAGCGGTGCTACCCCAAGTTACACGCTTGAAGAGATTGCTGACTTTGTGGGTTGTGACATTATGGTCATCAAGAAGGCGGAAGCCTCGGCCATGAAAAAGGTTAGGTCTAATAATCCGGAATTAAAGCTATATTTACCCGAAGACAAATGAACGAGTACGACAACAAAGCCCGGGTCTTTTCGGAGACACCGGATGTGGACGAATTGCGGAACGATTACAACCGGGTCAGAAATGAACTAGATTGGTGGCTAACTCGTTCCGAGGAGAACCGGAATGTAAGATATAATCTTTGGCCGGACAAATCGAATGATGGCCGAAAGCACGGCCCCCAAGCATGGCCATGGGATAATGCGAGTGACCTCGAGGTTTTCCACACCGATAATTTAATTAGTTCTTCGGTGGCAATGTTAAAGTCTAGCCTTAAAAAATCCAACCTTATCGCCTCGCCTGTAGAATCCGGGGACACGGCTAATGCATCAATGGTCACTCAATTTCTGAGGTGGTTAGTGTTTAGTCAAATGGGTGAACTAACAAGGGAGGCTGAAGTTTTAGCCAACCATGTGTTAGAGAAAGGTCTAGGAATACTCGGGGTCTATTGGAAACGAGAGATTCAAAAGAACTACAAGACCTTAACGATGGTTACCTTAATGAGGGATCCGGACCTAGCTATGCTTGTTGAGAGCGGGGATATCGCCGTAATAGCCGAGCTTATGCGGAACAAGGATCCGAGTATAGTTGATGATGACCTTGAAGAAAAAATTATGCAAGTCTTAGACGGTAAGGCTAATGTAAAGTATACCGTTAATGTTGTAACTTGTAACCGGCCGTATGTAAAAACCTACGAGCTTGGGCGAGATATTCTGATTGATTCTAATGTAATGGATCTTCAATCAGCTAGAAGTATTTATTGTTTACATTGGTTCACACCGGAAGAGTTAAAGGGTAAAGTTCACTCCGATGGTTGGGACCAAACATTTGTTGATGATGCTATTGAGAACTATACCGGAGATAGTCCTAGCATTCAGCAATCCAACTCAAACATCTCGCACCGAGATAATAACAACCAACAGAATTATGAAGGATTAGTTCAAATCGTTTGTTGTTACCGCCGGGAAGTAGACGAGAATGGTGTACCACTTATGTCGATGACCGTGTTTACAGAGAGAGGAGAAGAGGAACTATACGCCATACATGAAACGATCCAAACCGTCCCGGCTCAGTTTCCGTTCATCGCATTCCCTCGGGAAAGTATAAGCCAACGCTTATTTGATTCTCGAGGTTGGCCCGAATTACTTCGGGGTAATGAGTACGGAATTAAGACAGAGCGTGATGCACGGAGAGACCGTGCTAGTTTATCTACCACACCACCGTTAGAATATATAGTTGGAAGGGCCCCCGCTTCGATTGGGCCCGGTGCAAAGATACCGGTTCGTAGGCGTGGAGAAGTTGGGTACATGGAGGTACCAACATATTCTCCGGCAAGTAGCGAAGTGGAGGAAAGTCTAATGAGACAATCCTACAAAATGACAGGCCGTGCTACAGATGAAGCGGATGCAGTATTCGCAAATGTGCTCACTCAAACGATGGTGGACAATTGGCTAACCGGTTGGAAAGAAGTTTTAAATCAAATATGGGGCCTTCAAAAAACTTATGGGGATGATAAGATATGGTTTCGTGTAACTAATAATGAAAAGGGCGTAGAGCTCATCATGGATGAGACAGGGAATAAATATGATATTGACCTTAGTTGGAACACTTTAAATGCGGACGAAGAAAAGCAACTCGAGAAACTCGAAAAAGTTGGCACGATCATGTCGCAGTTCGATAGGTCCGGGCAAGTTGACTTCGGTGAGTTCACAAGAATATTCGTTGAAAGCATTGACCCGAACCTTGCTACTCAGCTTATCACTCCGAAGGAGACCGCCACTCAGAGAGAAGAAGAAGAGACATCCGCAGACATTGCTAAGATCGTATCCGGTCAAGTTGTAAACGCACCTCCTAATTCTAACGCAGAATTACGCTTACAAGTAATTCAGAATTGGTTACAAGGAACGGAAGAAATACCGGGGACCGATAACCAAGAGAAGCTTGAAAAAGATGAAGGGTTACAACAGAGACTTCAAGTATATGCCGGGCAACTTCAACATTCGATTCAACAACAAAAAAATGGTATGACCGGAAAACTCGGGACCCCCCCGGGTAATGTTCAAGCCACCTCGTTACAATGAATTTAAATGATGCAGTTAAAAGATTAAGGATTACTGATGAGTATCGTGTTATACTTGAACACTTAACTATCTTACGAGAGAACTTAATTGTAGACTTTAAGGACCCCCAAGCTATGGAGAACCCCCAAAGCCTAGCAAACATTGCGGGTAAAATCGATCAAGCAGATACGATACTATTGGAATTGGGCGGACCTATATATCCCAAAAATGTCCAATCAGAATAAAAAGGATGGTATATATTATGAACAACTTTTCATAGCGGAAGCGTTAAAGAGGGGTCTAGATGTCTGCTTAACTTTAGGAGACAACCTTCCTTACGATGTGGTAATAATGAATGGGGCTAAGTCAACCCGGGTTCAGATTAAAGGATGTGGGGGTTCCGTTCCCGGAGATGGGGGTAAGCCTAGATTTCAATACACCCTAGCTCGAGGTAGGGTTAATAAAGTTATTAATATCGAATATGATATCTTTGCCGGTTTTACTCGTCACCATAGTGGTGAGTCTTGGTATATAATCCCTAGAAGATATTTAAAATTTAAGACAGTAAAAGTGTACCCGGATAATATTAATAGTGGTGCGAAGTACGAAAAATTCAAAGGGGGTTGGCATTATTTTAAAAACCTCGGTCTAAAAAAATAGGACACTTTGTTATTAATGTCTACGGCTCATCTGAGCAGAAGGGATAACAAACCCTCCAAATTGTAGATTTATGACTGATAACACAGACACGGCTATGGCAACCGAGCCAACTGAATCGGATGCAGAGAATATAACGCAGTTAGGCTTATCTCAAATTTTTGAGAAACAGACTGACGAAGCCGAATCTACGGAGGAGGAGTCACTCACGGAGGAGACACCCGAGACCGAAGACGAGGAAGTTCTTTCACAGTTAGAAGAAGAGGAAACCGAATCTGAAGAAGAAGAAGAGCAAGTTCCTAAGAGTGTTCAGAAACTCGTTAAACAGGTAGGGAAACTTACCGCCCGAGCGAAGGATGCAGAAGAGAAACTTGAAGCCCTTCAACAACAGAAGATGGCAAGTGGTGACGAAGGTACTCAAATGTTATCGGACATACATACGCCCGATGACTTGGAAAAGTACAAAGACACCGCAATGCGAGCTAGAAAGTTTGCGATGGCTAATATCGGTAAAGACTATGTCGAGCGTAATGGGGAGGAGTTTGATTCTGAAAAGATCTCAAGCCTTCTCGAAGAAGCAGACGAGGCTTTAACCAAGCACATCCCGGAACGAGAAAAGCACATCTTCCAAAAAGCACAGATTCAGCAAAGTATGCCCGCTCATTTTGATTGGCTCGATAACGAGGAGCATAAAGTGAATGGGTTCTTTCACACCGGTAGAAACTTACCGGAGTTAAAGCAAATCCATACGATGCCACAGGGTGACTTTTTGTTTGGCCTACTTGCCGAAGGTTGGAATGCAATTCAAAGCAAAGCAAATGCTATGAAGAAAGCACCAACCCAAGCCCAAGCTAAACCTAAACCACCGAGTAATGTATCTAACAATACGGCCCCTCCAACTCAAACGAAGAAGAAATCCGACATCTTAGGAACCGGTAATGTTGACTTCAAAACATTCAGTAAATTTTTAAACACAGAAAAGGAATAACTTATTATGGCACAATCAACAGCTTACAACATGAACTCGGCAAAGGGAGCGAGAGAAGATCTCTCCGACCAATTACGCCGGGTAGAACCGCAGGAAACTCCATTATTTTCTCTACTACCTTCTAGTAGTGCTCCTAATGCACTCTTCACAGAATGGAATGTAGATGACCTTGGGGCTCCAAATATTGACCCTGTACTTGACGGAACTGATCTTCAGTTCGTTGGAGCAAGTGCCCAAGCATCCTCCGGATCCCCCGGTACTGCCGGTGATACCGGACACTTCGAGAACAAGTTCACAAACAAAGCAAGAATGGGTAATCGCATTCAACAACTTAGAACCGGTTTTACCGTTTCTCCTTTGTCTGAGCAGATTGCTATTGCCGGTATTGGAAATCTCTACGCAGACGCAAAAGCAAAGGCTTCTTTAGAATTAAAAAGAAGTATTGAAGTGTTGCTTGGTTCGGATGAAGCCGGAAGCACTGCGAGTGGTGGAGCCGGTGATACTTGTGCGGGACTTGGTGCCATTACAAATAGTGACACTACTACTAGCGGTGGGTATTATGCTTCCGGTGGACTTGGGGCTACTGCAAGTAGTTTTGCTCCTGTAACCGGATCTCGTCTTGACCTTACGACCGGAGCCGGAAGTCTTGTCGAAGGTTTTGGTACGGTTGCAAGCGGTGATGTCAGTCTTAGATCATTGCTTCAAGCCGTTTATGAGGCAAGTGGAATGAAAGCCAACTTTAGGCTTTTCGCATCTCCTTCAATCATAAATGCGATCTCTGACTTCACTCGTACTTCAACAGGATCTACTCGATTTAATCAGCAGATTTCCGGTGGTGGTTCAGTATCATTATCAGTCAAAGAATATGAAAGCGATTATGGAACTTTAACCGTGATTCCGGATTTATTTTTGGGAAGAACGATTTCGGCACCAAATACATCTGTCGCCAATCGTGCATATCTCTTACCTTCAGATGACACCGTAAGTATTAAAACACTTCAAGGTGTGACTGCGGTTGACCTCCCCGATATTGGTGGTGGTGGTAAAAGAGGTTATGTTACATTTACCGGTACTCTTTGTGCTCTTAACGGAAAGCACTTGGGAAGTATTGTTTAGTTTAATTTAAATTCCGCTACACTTAGTGGGCCGGTCTGCGTAGCGGGCCGGCCTTCTTAGTCTAAAAGTATACCGTAAATAGTTATAACATTATTATGAGTTTAAACATAATTGTTAAGGGTGGAAAAAAGCGTGTTAGCTCGGGTGAACTAGCTAGAACTTTATATGATAAAAATAGTGAAGCAATGGCCCGGGAGAAGCATGGTTACATGGACCGTCAATTAAAGGCTAGGAAACAAATGGAACGAGAGACCGGGGGAGACAACCTAAGACCTTCAGCCTGTATTGATGCTAAGACTTACTTCCGTCACGAACAACAGAACCCCGGATGTATGTCCGACTCGAGTTATCGTAAAGAATTTTTTAGGGATAACCCGGAAACTAAAATATGAAAAAGATCGCTTATGCGGATCTTGAAAAAAGGTTTCAGTATACGGCCGGGATCTCTCAATTAGATACATGGGAAAAAGCTTTCTTTTTAACCGCCTTGAATAGAAGACTCAAGGAGGCTTGGGACTATGCCGAATGGCCTGTACTAAAGGAGATAAACTACAGTTCTCCAAAAGGTTTAATCTATGAGGGTGCTTTAATAAGGCTTCTAAAGGATACTCCGTGGATGTATGAAACTCCCGGTCCTATTGATAGTGTATTTTCAAGTGCCGACATTGGTAGACAAATCATATGGATAAACAAGCAGACCTCGTGGCACGGTTTAAAACAATTTGAACGAGAAACAATTAGTCATGTCCGTTCAGATAACCTAGCGATTGGTTTTGGTGGAACCGGCAACTACCTCCTTATAGAAAACGAAGGAACAAATTGGGAGTTCTACAAAAACCCTTTACTGAAGGGTGATTATGCTACGGTTAAAACCGTAACTTCCTATGGTAATTACAAATGGCAATGGCCAACCGGACCAAATGGTGTAGTGGGCGAAAGGAGAATTGTTCTTAACCCTTGGGATGATAACGGTACAAGTACCATCATAGGCGAGGTGTTAGTTATTTTATCTATCAGCGAATCAAATAATAAGACTTACCGGCGGGATGACAATAGTGTTATCTCGTCTAATCAAGCCCAATATGAAAGTCAAACCCGGGTGGTAAAAGCCGAGCAAAGAGGTGAGTTTATCCCTCTATACCAAGGAGAATGGTGGGAGTTTTTAGATTTCCCTGACTTTGATGTGTTAGGTATATTCTCTGAAAACCCTTACACCGATAAAAGGGCAACCCCGATTGACTTTAAATTATTAAATGGTCAAGTACATTTGGATCCTAGCTACGCTAGTCTAGATAAAGTTTGGATTCTTACTAAGAAACCTTTTATTCAAATCTCGGCCGGTCAGTCGGTACCCGCAATCTTTCAAAACTTTTTACTCTCTTCTATTTTAGCGGATTTCTATCGTGCTGACGGACAACAGAACAAAGCTATGTATGAAGATCAACGAGCAGAAAAAGCCTTAGATGATCAAGTTGATAAGCTTGAACGCCAAAACTTACAGGCTCAAGTCCCTGTAATAACCTACACTTCCCCTAACACAAAACGATATGTACAATTATGAATGTTAATGTAAACAACCTTAGTGGTTTAGCCGGAGGAATACTCATTGGTCCATCTGCAAAAACAGATGGTGATTTTAATGCCATCCAATTTCTTAGTAATGGAGGACTTAGTGCTTATGAGGGTAATGTAACCCAACTAGTTGGAACAACTTTTCTAGCCGGGACTATACTCTATGGCCGGTATAAATCTGTAACTCTTTCAGCGGGTAAAGCGATACTTTATACCAATGGTTAGATTAGGTATAGGTTTAGGTATAAATGCGGGTGGTGCCCCCCTCTCGAGTTCTCCCTATGTGCCCGGTGGTACTCTAAGTGTAGCTGAATACTGTATTGGTCTTACCGAATCCTCAGTCAAGTTTGCTTATACGGCCACTGAAGAGGCTATCCTTGTTGCGAGTTTAAAGGATCCAAGTGCTACTCCGAAAGAACGGTTAGCGGTGTTTGGTATTACCCTTTCTGCCGGGACCGGCACTTATGATTGGGTCTTTCAAAACTCAGCTTTAGTTAGCCCTAGTGTTATCGAAGAGATTACAAAAATAGATGGGTTTATAGCTCCCTCCGCTAATCCCGGTTGGGCCAACCGGTGGGATACTATAACTTACGGAGAAGGATTAGCGACAAA